GCGGGCGCTCGGCAGGTTCTTCCTCGTCGCCCTTCTGCCGCCGCACGGGAAGAAGAATTTCGCGCATGACCTCATTCGTGAAGCTCGTAAGCGCGTCCAGTAAATTCAGTCGTGTCAAAATTTAACCTCCCCATCCTGCAAGGATTCGGTTCACTTCATGCTCTAAACGTTCATCCATTTTTGCCATCGTCTTTTCAGCGAGGCTTTCCTGAACATCTTCGTTGCCGAGCATCTGCGGGACAGACGAACCCATGATTTCCTTGATCTCCGCGTCGCCAGTCGCCGTCTTGCCGCCGGTCCGCTCGAAAATGCCGATATGCCCGGATTTCATCTGTGCAACGAACGCGCGGGAGAACGTGGTCGGCGAAGTTGAAACGAGCTGATGGCCTGCCGCGGCAATGCCCGGATGAACCGGGCGAAGATTGCCGTTGACAATGGCCATGATGGTCTTATCGGGATTGACGGTCGGCGTCTTTGGAGACGAGCCGCCATAGCGCCAGAGTGGAATTTTGTTGCCGCGGAACGAGACACGCGCTTCAACACCGTTGAAATAGCGGTAATTGACGCGGATATTCTGTTCGGCGCGGATATTCTTCCGCGAGATGTCATACCGCTGCCGGATTTCTTTCGTGCTTTGCGTTCGCAGGAACGATACGGCACGTTTTGTCGCGGATTTCAGCGCACGTTCCATGCCGCCCGGCACATCAGCAAGCATCTGCTCTGCGTTCTGGAATTTCTCAGCGCCGATGCATTCGACGTAGAAGCTGCTCATTCGTTGAACGCCTCCAGTTCTACGCGAAGCAGGCCCAGCTCGCAGACCGACGAGGCGACGTAGAAGCGTCGGAAGAAGGTAGCGTCATCGGGATCGCTGATCTCCATGCGCGTCCCTTTTTCCGGTTGGTTGCCGCCGAGATCCTGAATCCTGCAATGCAGCACGGACGAAACGAGGAACAGCCCCTGAATATGATCGCTCATAAGCTGGCGGCGGTCTTTCTCTTTCAGCCCGGACAGCACAACCGGAATGCCAGCGTGATCCTCGCCGTCGTATGTCACGCCGTCGTAGACCACGATCCGCTTCTCTGCAAACTCGTCGAGGTTCATAAAGGTCCGCGCATTGTCACGCGCGACCATGTCCTTGAATTTGCTCATACCACCGGCGCGGCGGCGCTCAGATCAGGAAGATCATCCTCACTGATTTCCTCGCCCGGCTCGACGGGCACGGCGACGATTGCCGCAATCAGGTCATCTTTCTTGCGGAGCTTCGCCGTTTCAATGCCAAGCTCGGCGGCAAGCTCTTTGAGCTGTGCCACCGTCATTTCCTGTAGCTGCTCCGCGTCGAGATGGGCCTCTGCGCCGCTCTCTGCGCCGTTTTCTTCGCTGGGCATATCGGCGCAGGGGGTGTCGCCGCTTTCGACCGTGCTGCCGCTTGTAACAGGCGCTTCGTCTGCTTCGTGGACGATCGCTGCGACGCCGAGCGCGACGAGACGCCTTGCTTCGGCTTCGTCTACCTCGCAGATGCCACCGCGCTCAACGAGCTTCGGCATGGCGTCCTTGGTCTTACGCCAGCCGTAGGAACCGCTGATAATTTCAATTTTCATGCCGTACTCCTTTCACGCGCCGATCAGGCCACGACGTTTGCCGCGTAGATGTACGGGCAGTAGTTTTTCGGCGCAGCCAGCGGACGGGCAGCCAAGCGCAGCTTGCGTCTGTCGTTGGGCTGGTCGAGAACAAACTTCGGGACGCGCTTCGCAACGTAGGTGGAGAAGTCGGTCGAGCCGTAATCAATCTGCGTGATCTGGCCGTACATCATGTGACCGCAGTCGGGAGCTGTGACCATTGCAGAGGTCGCGGGGAAGTACCGCTGCTCCGCACCGCTGTCATCGACATAGGTTTCGTCCACGCAAATCACGTTGAGGCGGAAACCGCCGAAGTTCAGCGTACCCATATAGGTAACGCCGTCATAGGGGCTGAGCTGCTGATCAATCGTGCCGATGATGATGCCGCTGTTGCGGTCGAGCAGGGACTTGACGTCCGTGAGAGCGAGGATCGCGTCTGCAACGTCGGAGCCGATCACGAGGTCTGCTGCCCGGAGGCCACGCTTGGACAGCTTGCGGCACATATTCTTCACGTCGGAGAAGAACGCCGCACCCTTTTCGTCAGTTGCGTTCCACTTGGTGCTGACGGTGTAGGCGTGATCGCTCGCCGTGTCATAAAACTGCACATACAGCTTTTCACCTTCGGTCTTATCGTCGATGTACGACTGCATCGTGCAGGAGTTGTTGATCATGGTCTGGACGGCCATCCACTCTTCACGACGGGTGATGCGAATGTCCATATCGGAAAGATCGTCACGCTGCAGGCGGGCGGCGCGCTGGGCCGGGGTGCTGTTGGCATAGATGGCTTCGCCGAAGCCGCGCTTGCGCAGATCGTCCTGCGTCAGCAGACGAGAAGGCGCGATGAACGCGGGCTGGTATTCGTGGATCTCAAAGCCCCGGCGTTCCATCGGAATATCACCGGCGCGGGCGGACACGAACGCCGCCATCTTGCGGTCACCCTTGCGGTACTCGGTCAGCACCTTATCCGATGCAAAGATGTCACCGTCGCCGGTCGGGAAGTAGCGATCTTTGAAGAACGTCTGCTTGGGCACGATTTCTTCAGTAATCGCCATCAGGATATAGGTATCAAAGAAGTTCAGTTCTGCACTCATAGTTGACTCCCTCCTTAGTTGGCAGCAGCAGCGTCCTTGAAGACGATGCCGCGCATACGCAGATTGTCCTTGTCGGTCTGAGAAATGGTATAGCTTTCGGCTACAGTCACCTTGTCGGGGTCGAAGCAGCCGGCGGTGTAGACCGCAACATTTTCGTCGGCAGCAGTGCCAACCTCAACGTCATCGCAGAGGACGCAGTCCGGCGTCAGCGTTTCGTTGTTTGCAGCAGTGGAGCCGAGGATCACCAGCTTGCCATCACCGGCTGTGCCATAGGATTTGGCAAGGATCGTGCCGCGCTTGAGCGTGACCGCAGAAGTGGTCTGCTTGCGGATGATGCCGCCGCGTACCTGCACGGCAGGCACAACGTCTGTGAACAGACCGTCGAAATTCATCTCACCGAGTTTCTTGCTCAGGTTCGTCATAGCTTAGCCCTCCTTCTTGCCGAACAGCGCAGAAACCTTGGCCCTTGCATCGGCCAGCCGCGCTTCCGGGGTCTTCTTCGCGTCATCGTCTTCTTCCGCTTCCTCAGCAGGGGGAGGCGTTGCGCCAACGTCTTCGGCGTTGGACTCGTCGGCATCGTCCTTGAGGTCGGACAGGAATTTCTTGCCCTGCTTTGCGCGCTTCTTCGCGTCAGCCATCACCAGATCGGCGGCGGTGCAAGGCTTTTCGCCGTACTTGGCTTCGCGCACGTCGGCAGGATCGAGCAGGCTGGCGACTTCGTCAATTTCCTGCATCCGTTCCCGTTCGGCCTGAACCGCCGCATTGACCGCTTCGGTGTGATCGACAGCGGCCCGTGCAGCAGCTTCAGCCTGAGCAATTTCGTCCGGGTATTTTGCCCGGAGCTCTTCCAGTGTCATAGAGTTTCCTCCTTCTTCGCCGGGATTCTCCGGCTTGTTTTTATTCGCCTCAACCGGGGCCGCTGCCTCGGAATCGACCGTAGGAATGTTGTCCGGGGCAAACATGCCCGGAGCGAGGTGAAACTGCTTGCCGCGCACGAACAGGCTGCGCCCATCCGCGCTGGCGGCGATACCGACAGGCTCGGCATCTTCAATCAGTTCATCCGCGAAGCCCTTTTCGATGGCCTCACGACCTGTCATGTAGGTTGTATCTGCCATCATGTGCATGATGACTGTTTCGGAAAGCCCGGTTTTTCGCTTGTAGACCTCGGACTGCATCTTATCCCATGCGTCCTGCTGCGTAGCCTGCTCCCGCAGCTCATCGGCGTTATAGCCGCCGAAAAGAAACTGCCAGCACTTGTGAATCATAATGATGCTGGACGGATTGACCTTGACCGTATCGCAGGCGCACATGATGATGCTGCCGCCCGACATGGCTACGCCGTCCACAATACAGGTGAGCTTTGCGCCGCTCCGGGAAAGCTCCCGCAGGCGGTTATGAATCATATTTGAGGCTCCGGCGTCGCCACCGTAGCTGTTCATGCGGATTGTGATGTTCTTGCAGGAAGAAATCTGCTTGAGGTCCTCCAAAAACTCACTAAGCAGAATGTACTGCCCCTCGATGGGTTCGCCCCACCAGTTTGTCGGCTGCTGCTCATAGATGTCACCATACATGGTGATCTCGGCCGAGTTGCCAGATTCATCCGTAGTGGCCATGGTATAGACCTTTTTGCTGATCGAAATAGCCGGCGCATTTTTCATTTTCATGCCCGATTCCTCCTTCACTCTTCACCGCTCGCAGGCGGTGTGTTTTCTGCTGGCTGCTGTACGCTCCCGATGGCTGCGAGCAATTCATTTTCACGCGCAAGCTGATCGACATTTTCTTCCCAGTCGCCGCCAGACATTTCGCGCGTAACCTGATCGTTCGTCTTGATGGCGCGGTTGGTCAGCATCAGAGCGGCCTCGGCCTCCTTCTTCGGGTCGAGGGAACCCTGAACAGGGCCAATCCAGCGAGCGCCGCACCACGCCTCGCGCAAGAGCGGATCTGTGTGGAAGCCCGGAGCATTGATGCGTCCGAGCGCAACAGCTTCGGCCATGAACAGCTCGTAGATCGGCTGGCAGAAGTCGTTCACGAACCAAGACCGGCGCATTTTGAACGCTTCCCATGCTTCCAGCAGCGCACCGCGGCTTGCAGAGTAGGAGCTGTTGAATTCCTTGATGAGTACGTCATAAGGCAGTTCCAGCGCCGAGCCGACCAAGCGGCAAATTGTCTTCACGAACGTCTCAAACCCTGCGGTCGGGATGTTCGGACTGCCAAAGTTGACTTTCTCGCCGGGAGCAAGGTGCGTTACCGTACCCGGCCCCATTTCGTACTCGTTGGGATCGTCGGAGATATTGCTTGCACCAGCACCATCCGGGCTGGCAGTCGGAACGCCGGCAATGTCTCCTGTGCCGACTTCATTGAATGGCGTACCGGACGGATCGGTTTCCGTTTCAATCCATGCCGTAAAGAAGCTCTGCACCAGCGCCGCCATCAGCTCCGATTCCGTGTAGCGGCGAAGCTGCAGCAGCGGCTCAATAACCTGTGCCAGATACGGAACGCCGCGGTACTGATCGGGACGCTCGCTGTCCATGATGTGCAGGATATTCGGCAGGCCGGTGCGCTCGCCGTAGGCCGGGACGCGCGTCCATTCCTGTTTCTCGGTCGTGATCTGGTGCGGATAGGTGTTACTGATGTAATAGGCAACGACGCGGCCGTTTTTGTCGACCTCCACGCCGTCGAAAACGCGGTGACCGGCGCCGGGCCTCCCGTCCGGAACGACAGCGTCTATGAAGCCGCCGTAGGTATAGCCTCCGCTGAAGTCGGTAGGCGTGGAAACACGGTCTGCCTCAATGACGTGCAGCCGCATGGAGTATGGATTCAGCGGCGTCGCCGGGTAACGCTTCACCAGGACAAACACGTCTCCGGACATGAGCCACGATTTGAGCGCGAGCTGCTGCAGAGCCATGAAGTTGTTCAGGCCGAGCGCGTCGCAGTTCTGCTTTTTACCGCCCCAGAGCCGAAATTCCATCTCGGCCTTGTGCTGCCATTCTTTTGCCGCCTCCGGAGAAAGCCCCAGCAGGTCACGGTCGACGGTCGCTTTCAGCGTCAGGCCGGTACCGACAACCTTTGTGCGGTTGGTGTTGATGGCGCTCGTGGCCACGGGCGATGCCATATAAAGCATTCTCGACCGCTGGCGCAGCGTGGCGTTGTTGCGGTTAATATCTTCGTTGGGCGAACCGCTGTCTGGGGTGAACCCCTTGAGCGCGCGCCGGGTGACGCTCGCGCCAGCTTCGCTATACCCCTTGGCATACGGTGCGGCGCTCTGGCGATGATTTTTCTTGCTCAATGCTTTCGCCTCCTGTGAAATAGAAAACGGACGGTCTGGCGGCGAAAGGAGAAAACTCCGCCAGACTGTCCGTGCAAAAGCCCTTTCGGGCGAATTGCTGTATTTATCATTTTCGTGACCTCACGAAAATGCTCACCAATCGCGGGGGATGACGCCGAATGCCTTGCGGCGCTTGCTGCCGTTCAGCTCCGAGGTCAGTTGATCGATCTCATTCTCCATCTGCTTAATTTCTTCCGACAGCGCCGGGAGATCAAAACGGGTGAGCTGCCGGTCATCGATCATGTAGGATTTCACGCCGCCGTCGACCAGCGCCGTGTATGCGTCATAGAGCTTTTCAAGCGCCGCTTCGCGGAATGCGAGCCGCTTCTCGATGATGATTCTGCTTGCCATAAAACACGCTCCTTACCAATCGTCGTAGTATTTCTGCCTGCTGCGCTGCGCCGGGCGGCGCTTCGGCGGCGTAATGTTCGCCGAGGGCGGAGCAGGTACGCGAACACCGGAAGCGGCCTTGATCTGGCGGTCGATCTCATCGAGATTCTTCGGCAACGCCTTAAATGCGGCAAGCGCGTAGTTGCGGCAGTCCAGAGGCTCGTTACGCTCGTGTCCGGGAATCTTCTTCCACGACCACGGCTGCTTCTTGTTCGGATCATAAACCTTCGTTTCCGACAGCAGACCCGCAAAATAGGCGCTGCCGTAATCGTCGCGCTTCGGGAAATGGCAATATTTCTGTCCGGGCGTCTGTACGCGCAGATTGTCCATGATGATTTCCTTTCCGGAATCGACGCCGAGCTGATATTGCCAGCAGGTGCCGACCGCAATCTGATTGACGAAGATCTTCTGTTTTTTCGGCGGTGAGATATAAGGCTTATCCTGTCCGGGCATACCTTTGATGCAGAATACTTTCTTGCTGATTCTGGCGTTGCATTGTGCGCGAACGCTCTGCGTGAAGTGACCGCCCTCATCCACGAAGGACATAGACACCCGCAGGCCGACGCCGTTCTCAAAACGCATCACACGGTCGAACACAACTTCATCGAGTTTGTTCCATGTGGCGTCATCATCCGGGCGCCCCATGACGATTCCTTTTTCAATGCCCCATGTTTCGCCGAAGAACCCGTGCCCGACGATCTCATACTCCATGCGGTCATCCTGCGTATCAACGCCAGCCGTCAAAACGAGGACGCCCGGCGGCAGCTCGACCGGCTCGCCGTTTTTGTCCTTGCCGTAGTCCTCGCGGCGAGCGAGCAGCGAATCCTCATCCTCAATGTCGCCGCGGTCTTCCCACGGCTCACCGAAGCAGGTGTTGAAAACGACCTGCATCTTTTTCGTGCTGCCAAGCGCATTGAGATATTTCAGGACGATAGATTCCCACGAAGCCCACTGGCTGACGAAAGCGTTCAGCCAGAAAGAACGGGTTCCTTGGCCGTAGGCTTCCGGATTCTCGGCAATCCATTTTGCCGGGGCGCGTTTCATCTCCGCTTCCGTGGAAATGCAGCCGCAGCCGGGGCAGGTGTAGTACACCTTCTTGACCTTGTAGGTCTTCTTGTGAGAGACGATGATTTCGTCGTACTCAAAGCGAATATCAGACCAGCGGATTTCGTGGTACTCGCCGCAATGCGGGCATTTGGAGTTCCACCGCTCCATCGTGCCTGTGTAGTAGGCAGCTTCGATAGCGCTGGCATTTTTGATCGTCGTAGTTGATACTTCGACGGCCTTCGCATTATAGAACGTGGTCTGCCTGGCCATTGCCAGATCCCACGGATCGCCCTCATTGCCGGCGCTCGTTGCCCATCGGTCGCGTTCGTCGCCGAACACATAGCGGATAGGCTTTGATGCCAGCGCGTGTGCCTCGGTCGAGCCGCACATCGTAAGGATGCCGCCCGGATAGGCCTTTTGGAGAATCGTATTGTGAGAGTCGCGGCTTTTCGGTGCGGCGATCTTCTGCCGCAGAGCCGGACTGTCGCGCAGCATCGGCGCGATACGGAGCTTGGAATACTCCTGCGCGTCAATGGTTGTGGGATGAATGAACAGAATAGAGCCGGGGTCCTCGTCAATGATGTAGCCGATGCAGTTATTCAGAAACTCGGACTTGCCGACCTGCGATGCGGCCACCATGACGATGTGCCGAACCTTTGGGTCCGTAAAAGCGTCCATCGGCTCGCGCAGATAGGGCGTGCGCTCCGTACGCCACGGGCCGGGTTCGGCTGCGCTCTCAGCAGAGAGGCGGCGTTTGGCTTCTGCCCATTGGGTGACGGTAAGGTCATCAGGCGGCGTCATGCCAGCCAGCGCCTTGCGCATGGCCTTGTTCAGACGTGCCGCGCCGCGACGTTTGGCTTGGCGTTCGGCTTCGGCTTTTTTCAGCGCATCGGCCGCTGCCTCATTCTTCGTCATAGCTGCGCCCCGCATTGCTCCAGTCGCGCCGCTCGTTTACTTTCTCGGCGTATTTCTCAGGATCGTAGTGATGCGCAGCCAGCTCGCGCATGACCTTATGGACTTCCTTGCGGATGATCTCGGCAGCCTCAGCCGGGCTTTGCGCGGCGGTGACGTCAACCGACAGCCGCCCCGGAAGCGACAGCAGCGCAGCGCGGATGGTGTAAATTAGATCTTCCGTGAAGCCCTCCACATCTTCCGAGCGGTGCAGCTTGCCTTTCAGCTCCTCGACCTCCATCTTCGCAAGCTGAGCTTTGGAGAGCTTGAGCTGCGCTTCGGACTGCCGCTTCGCTGTTTCCAGCTTCTGCTCGGCCTCGCTGATCTGCGGTTTGGAAAGGAAATTGATATATCGCTGAACCGCGTCGCCGAGCTGGAAGTAGCCGCGTCGCACCGGAACGATTGTTCCGTCCTGCGCCATCTGCTGCACACGCCGCGCCGTCACGCCGAGGATTGCGGCCAGCTCTGTCGTGCTGATTTCAGCTTCGGCATCAATCTTGAGTCTCGTTTCAGCCATATAGCAAGCTCCTTTCGTTTTTTTCGAGGGGGCTCAGCGGAATTTCACCGCAGCACCCATGCTGCACGGGCGTGACCCTTACCCCGATGTGGTCATATGAACTTAGGAGGTCAGCGCGGTATGCCTCACCCGCGCTGTGGTATGAAAAATGCGCGGTATCTGCGTCGATACCTGCGCACATTCCAGCGGTAATCGTAACGAAATTACCAGAAAAACGGGAAACTAACTAGGCGAAAAATGGGGTCGTCGAGCCCGCAACAGATGCCGCCCCCTCCCGACAGTACCTTTTCAGCGGCCGAATCGATCACGACGCATGATACCCTGCCACCCAGCAAACTTATCGCGCGTGACAACGTCCTTCTCGCAGGGCTTCTTGCAGCCTTTGCGCCCTCGATGGCAGATGCACACCGTCTTTCCATTGACGATCTGCACCCAGACAGGAATCTTCTCTTGTTCTTGCATCGTTTATCGCCTCACATCGGTACGGATTTGACAGGGGATTGGCTGCATACCCACCCAGCCCTTATGAATAATTACCGGTGGCTACGATTGTTCTACGGAGAAAACTGCATCGCCCTCCTTGATGAACATGACGTGGCCGCAATGCTCACAAACGACCTTGGCATACTTGGGCGGCTTCTCGGCTACGCTCAGAGCGGACGCTTTGGCGCGGTCTACTTGCTCCTGCGTGGTGATTGCAACATTCTGTGCTTCTTCCTTTGCGGCGTTATCCAGATAGGCTTGGTATCTGGCACGGCGGTCCTCTTCGGATTCACCGACCACCCCGTCATCGAAAAGAGCATCGGCGTCAAAATCGTCGCTGGGAGCAGGGAAGCCAAGGGATTCGAGATCGAAGTCAAAGTCAAGGTTGAGCATATCGATCTCGTGGAGCAGCTCGTCGTTGATCCACTCGGAGAATTCGGAAATGCGGTTGTCGGCCAGACGGTCGAGCTTGATCGTTTCTTCGTCGGCGTCTGTTACGACGCAGGGTATTTCCTCCATGCCGAGCCGAATGGCGGCAGCATAACGGGCATGACCTTTGACGATGATACTGTTGCGGTCGATGACCAGCGGCACGTTGAAGCCAACCTTCGGAATGATCTCGACAAGCAGGTTGACCGTCTTATCGTTTTTCCGGGGATTGCGGACATAGGGCTTGACCTCGGAAATCTTCTTCATCACGATCTGATTAACAATCTCCATCAGCGCCAGCCTCCTTTCGATACTTCTGAAGCTGACGCGCCTGATTCTCGGAGATCGCAGCGCGTGTGAATGAATTGTTTTCGTAGAGCTTCGCATATCCGGTGATGTGCTTGAGGCGCACCAGCTCTTCCGGTTCTAGGCCAAGCTCATTGCAGACCTGCAGGTCGGTCGCGCCGTTCATCAGCATTTCCATGACGATATTGGACATGCCGTTAATGGAGTGCTTGCCTCTGGCGCGGTTGTGCCGAACGGTCGAGGCCATGAGATCATTCATGGTCTTGCCATGAAGCACAACACAGGGCAGCTTCCCCTCGCACGATGCGTAGATGTCTTTGAATCTGCGCATGATGCTGTATCGGTGGAAGCCGTCGACGATAACATACCGGTCTTTCTTTTCGTCGTAGATGGTAACGACGGGCTGCGTGTAGCCATCCGCTTTGACGGAGCGATAAAGCAGCTTCATCTCCTGCGTGGCAACACTGTTGGGGTTGTAGTCGTTTGCGTGGACCTTTTCAATGGGTATCCACTCGACCTGATGAATGGGCTGATCTGAAATCATTTCTTGCTGCCCATATATTGCTCAAACTGCGCGGCGTCGCGTTTGCGATAGGTGGGAGCCTTTTCCCGGATGCGGAAACGGGAGCGGGCATTTGCGTTGTTCGTGCCATCAATATCATTCAGGACGATCTCTTTGACATGGACACGATACCATTCGTCTCCGGTCTGATTCTTCCAGCGGTTTCGGAACAGCTCGTGGTATTCGGGCTTCACGATATTGGCAAGCAGATAGTCGCGGTATTCCTGCCACGAACGGAACGCAAAGGGGAGCTGGCGCGGGATGATGTCACCGCTGTCAAAGGTATGGGCGAATGTACCGACGCCAGATACGCGACGGATGAACTTGTTGTAGGTGTCCGGCTCAAACTCCTGCAGCATTTCAATCGAGTGCCAGGCGGTTTCGTGGATGAGCGCTGAGACGCGCATGGCCTCCTTGGCCAAGCCCCACTGGTATTGCAGATCGTAGACGCGATTGTATGCCCAGTGATTCTTGGCAATGGCTGTCCAGATGTCATCGTTGGTGAAATCGTAGATCGGCCAGAACACCTGACACCTGCCAACTTTCTTCTTGCACCACGTCACGCCTTTGTATCGGGCTTCATGCTGCGTGATAGCAACGCGCCGGTTCAGGCTTTCCGTCATGCGCATTCCCACCAGCACGGCACAATTCTCAGAATCGGTGCAGTAGGACGGGAGGACGTTGACAAGCTCATGGAATCGGTTTTCGCTGCTGGGGTTTTCCTTGATGGAGAGCGGGTGCTGCGGGTGAATCCAGATCGCTTTGTCCTCCGGATTCCAAACACTGATGAAATTCTTCTCCGGGGAGAGCGTGTTTGTGAATTCAAAGGGGATCTGATACCAGTACGGCGTGACTTCCGGCAGCTCCATGATGTGCTGCATATAGTCCACCGTCGCTTGCCACTCAGCTTCCTGATCGAGCCAGAACACCTTGAGCGGCAGACGCCCGCGCTCCTGCGCAACCATAAGCGCCATGCGGAAAAGAACTGTACTGTCCTTGCCGCCGGACATGCTGACGATCACATCGTCGTGGCCGTCGAAGATCATCCGCAGCCGTTCCAATGCTTCATCGAATACGTTGTTTTGCAAGTAGATCATTGCTGCTGACCCCGCGCCGCTCATGTGAGCAACATAGGGTTTCCTCCTTTTTTTCGATGTACCCGCAGCCGGCAGCGTTGGCGATACGCCGCAGGTCCGAGCCATCCTCCACGCAAGGAGCATCGTGGAGGCAAGTCCTCCTTCCGAATAAAATGAGCAGCGCCCCCCGATCAGGAGCGCCGCCCGGCTTGATTTGGAATTTTACGAGTCTAATACTAGCATATTGTCTGCGGACATGAAAGCACCACGCCGTGCGACAAAATTTAATTGCGTGCAATTACGTGCAAATAGATACCATGGCGTATATCCGCAATCAATCGTGGGCCGGTTCAGACAGGCAGCGATATACGGCGTGCTTCACGCTGGACTCGGTGCTGTACTTGCCAACAATCCCGGCAATTTCTTTCCACTGCATTGCGCGAATGAAGCGGAGACGGAAGATAATGCGGGTCGTTCCGTCTTCGATGGTGGAAATCCAAGCAGCGATGCGTTCTTCACTTTCCGCGATTACGGCTTTTTCGCGCTCGATCTCAGATTCCAAGTCTGCGATCTCTACGGCAAAGTCACCAACCTTGTCTCTGACGCCGCTTGCGTGGGGCATTCCGGTCAATTTCTGCGCACCCGGGACGGCAGCATCCCAAAGGTTTTTAAGCGTCTCCTCGGTCCTTGCAAGTTGCTGAACCGCGTCCAGATGCTCATTCAACTGTGCCAGAGTCATGTGCGCCGCCCCTTTCCATCGTTATTTCGTCTTCTTCCACGCACGGATTGCGGTTTTCTTTGTGCCTTTCGGTGTACCCGCTCTACCGCAATTATAACACCTGACGCAAAACATGGGCGGTGTTCTTGGACGCAGATATACTTCCTCAATCTTGCAGCGACTGTCTGCACCGCAAAATCGGCAGGTCAATTCATCGGTTCTCGGCATCGCAATACCCCCTACCTTGAGAATTGAGATTTCGGCAGATCGTGCAAACGCGATCTGCGGGGCACGCGAGGTGCGTGTTAAAGTAGCAATGAGGCTGCTCGTTCTTTGGAATGAAACGTATGAACGTTTCGTCACCGTCGGCCATGACGTGTACATGTGATTTCCTGACCGCCATCCTGTATAGACCGACGAAGACTTTGGCATCGTTCCCGACTGCAAAAGGTTCTCGGATGAACCGGCTGGCGTCGTTTCTGCTCATGCCAGCGCCCATCAGCATCTTTAACGCTCTTTTTCTCTTCATGCCGTCACCTCCCGGTCAAAGACTTGCCAAAAGAGAAAAGAGCTTTGGCAAGAACGTCTGCAGGAGCACCATAATTGTAAAAGCAGCCTGAGAGCCGGTCAAATGCATCGCAGATTCTCTCACAACGCAGATATGCGTTGTATGCTTGGAAATTGCTGTCGCCGGGTGCCTTGTTCCGCATAAGTCCGTTTGCATGATTTCGGCTATACCCGCGAGCCATCAGCAGCTTAACTGCGCGTTTTCTGGTCACTGTTCATGTCCTCCTTTTCACGTTCCATCCGTTTCTGCTCCATACGCGCCAGCCGATCATCGCTTGCGACAGCCCATTTCCGGCGTTCTGCCGCTTTTGGGCGGCGCAGAAAATCAGCTCTGGCGTTCGAGGTATAGGCGGCTGGCATACCCAGCTTTTTCGGCTTAGACATTTTTCAGTTCCTCCAAAGCCCGCTCGGCTTCTTCTAAGCCGAGAAATGCGGTTTTGCCGATTTGATGTTCCAGAAATCTTCTCGTTATCTGGCCTTCTACAGTCATCGTTGTATATATAAGCTCGCCGGTTGTGCCGTAGCTTGCGAACCCCGTCACTGTGGCCTCTATCGGACTGTCTACCTGCCTATATGCAGATCGCGCAAACCACACCGCATCCCCAACCTTGCACGACAGGATCATAACACGGTCCTCTTTATCAGCGGCCAGCAGCTTTCTGATTCGTTCGGCTTTCGACGTATCATCCGCGAAAGCGGATTCTATAATGGTCTTGGCGTTCACCACCTGCTCCGGTGTCAGCCCCGTAGCTTCGTAAGAAGCCAGACGAGCCAACGCAACCTCATATCCGCGGCGGCACATAATCCGTCCGTCATTGTCGTACCATGTGAGCTTATCCATTCTGCTTCCTCCTGAACTGTCTAGCATAGGGGCAGGTTGCCCAATGCGGCACATAGCCCACACCGGTTGCCTTGGATGGGTCTTCCGTGTATTCGCACGAAAGCACTTGCCCGTTTGGGGTGACAATTTTCTTGCTGCCGACGCGCGGCTTTTCGATGTAGTAGCGCGGGGTAGCATCGCAGGGGACGGATTTCCCGGCTGGCGTCGTAATCCAGACGAGCGCAGCCATGCACGCTTTACAAGCGGCCATTGTTTTCATCCTCCATTTCGTATTGTTCGATATGAGCATCAGGTGATCTTGGCGAAACGATGATGTTGCCAAACTCATCGGCACCACAGAAAAGCGCCCATTTCGGCAGGCCGGTTTCCCGGCTAACCGCGTCCGAAAGATCTTCTAGCTTCTGCTTGCCCTCTGGCGTATCGAGAAAACGCATAACCTTTTTCATCCGCAATTCGAAAATAAGCTCCCGAATCCCTATGTAGGTGAAGATGAGCAGAAGCGCAAGAGTCAAGCCAAGTCCTATAGCTCCGATTCCCAACAGAAGCGTCTTAATCATAGAACACACTCCATGTGCCTTTTACGCTCCAATGCCCGCCGTCCTTCAACGTCGGCTTCGAGCGATACCATTTGCGCCAGCGCCAGAACAGAATCTTCGGCGGCTCGTTGTGCTGCCAGCGTCGGAGTTCCAGCGCGTATTCCCGGCGACGCTCGCGGCGCTTCCGTTTTTCACGTCTCTGGCTCATGCTGACCTCCTTTTAGCGCCTGTGTCTGCAAATTTTGAGAAACGCACTTGAATCTTAGTCCGTCTGTACCGTCCGTCAGAGGAAGCACCCGGCGGTGCTCGATCTCGGCCCGGTAATTGCCGCAATGCGTACAGGCATCCGTGATGGCGCGATGGGCGGCACAGCCGCCCAAGACGCACATTTCGGTCAAAACATCACTCATCATCGGAATCCTCCGTAGTTTTGTCCGGCTGCGCACCGTATGTGTCAAAGAGCCGGTGCGTACCTTCTGCCATTTCTTCTTCATCGTCCGACTTTTCATAGCCGAGCGTTTCGAGGATTTCATAGATGTGATCCAAGTCCGAATTTTCGCAAAGCTCATATTCGTAGTGGTTCATGTTCCACACGCGCCGGTAGTAGCTCATGTCTTCGTCATCGAGGGCAGAATAGCAGCAGCAGAAAATCAGCTTTTCCGGCTGGGCTTCCGCCGCGCTGCGGATAAAGCCCATGTCGCAAAAATCTTCGTTTTCATCGTCTGGCGAAAGTCTCATACCGAGGAGCTGGGCGCAGAACCGAGGGTTGATGGAATTGCAGTAGCCACCATCGATTGACTCTGTTGTTGCCACGCAGAACAAAGAGATTTCCTTCATGTGCTGTTTGAATACGCTGTTCGGAAGCTCTTTGATGAAATCCTTGCGCAGTTCAAAATGGGCCTCCGCGGCTTCCGCAAATTCATTTTCGGCCTGTTCGTCTCTGCGGCGCCGTTCCTCGCGGGCTTCGGCTTCGGGGTCTGGCTGCTGCGATTGCTGGCGTTCCCTGTAGAGTGTGATTCCGGTAGAATCCTTCCTGTAAAAGTATCGAACATCACTCGCGTCTTCTGGTATGGTCATTTCTTTCTTCAAATCCCAGCGGCTGTAGCCGGCGTGGTAGACCATATTGACCGTCGTACCGTTGAATTCGCCGCTTCTTTCAATCTGATATGCAAACTTGTCTGCAATTTCAGTCCATTCAGCAAGTTTCTTTTGGATTTCCTGCTCGGAAATCAGGCTTTTCAGAACGCTGTTGAAGTTCGCCGTGCCGATTGCGTCAAGCGCCTTGTTCTTGTCTTCGGGGCTGTCCAGTTTGTCAAGCTCCAAATAGTCATTGAGTGTTGCGCCACGAGCTTCGGCTTTCTGAAATTTCTGGCGGTCGAGGTCGAGCAGCTTCACGCGGCGTCGGATGGTGGTCTGCGAAAAACCGGACTTTTCTGCGATCTCAGCTACGGAATCACCCATGTTGAGCATCATTTGGAAGCCTTGCGCCTGCTCATAGACGGTCAGATCGCTGCGCTGCATATTCTCAACAAGCATGGTCTGAAGCTGCTCGCGCTCGGACATTTCGACCACCACGCACGGCAGCTCCGTCAGGCCCGCAATCTTCGCGGCGGCATAGCGGCGGTGACCGATGATGATGGTAAAGTCCGTATTGGAGTTGTCCGGTTCATCCGGAACGACCGTCAGGTTCTGCAGGATGCCGCTGGCCTTGATGCTTGCGGCAAGCTCCGACAGATCACCGAGATCCTTGCGCGGATTGTCGGAGTGTGGGAAAAGACGGTCGATTGCGATATTTACGATTTGAGGCATTTGTGAATCTCCTTTCAGTTCAGGGGCGCGTTTGCGCTCCGTTTACGCGGCACCAATGCCGCTGCGCTTTTTTCTTCCGCGCCAGCCGGCAGGTTGGGCAGAATGTATTTTCTTTGCGCTCGATGAAAGAACGACCGCAGCGAGCGCAGTGCTGCGGCGGGATTCTGCGGAACTCGGTGCATTCGTCGCAGTTTTCACAGCGGTCACACCCTTTGATTTCATCCCAGTTTGCGCACATGAGCCGCTGCCAGTATGGATTATCGTCAATGTCGTTGATGCGCTTGCGGAGCACTGAGCAGAGCATTTCAAGTGTTTGCACGGTTTCTGTTCGCGTTCTGGACAGGTGTACCGCCTGCTTTACGGTCGGGTCTGGCGCGCCATAACCCCAAGGCTTATCTTTGAGCATGGCGCGTACTTTGTCCTGATTCTCGGTCAGATAGACGAAATAAACTTTCCCGCGCACGGCTTTTTCGGATTTGCCGAGTGCCTTGCCAATGGCGGTGTAGCTGTTGCCTTTTCGGATTCCGTCTGCCAGCACATCGAAGTCGGTCTGTGTCCAAGCTGCGGATGAACCATGATTGTCGGCTTTGACCGGCCGCTCTTTCAGGCCGAGGTCGTTGCATCGGCGCTGGATCGCGCCGGCCGAGCGACGCAGCATATCGGAAAGCTCAGCGTATCCGTACCGATGCTGCTGAAGCAGCATTTTCAGCCGCGCGTCTTCATCGGGTGTCCATGGGTCTTTCCGCTGGATGGCAAATGCCTGAAAGTCCTTCTTGCGCTGCTCGGCTACCCATGCAGGCTCCTCGCCCAGCGCCAACGGCTCCATTTTGGAAAAATCAATGAACGAGCGGTGCTGTTCTGCCCATTTCCAAAACTCATTGAGCCGAATGACACGAAAACTGTTCTGATTGACGCGCTTTGTGTGAATCGGGAGGCCACGGTTCTCAACCCAGCTTTTCAGCTTATAGTTCCCACCGGCATTGCTGCCGCAAACGGCGATTATAAGCTGATTCATGGATATGTAGTCGCCGCCGAACAGAACCGGGCCAAGTCCCAGTCTGTTTTTCCGTACGATGACAGCCTCAACGGAGCGGTTAAGACGCTTCGCAATCGCGGGGATTGACATGACACCCCATTGATCTTGGAGGAATTGTTCTTCTGCTTTTGTCCATCCTGCGTGATAGCTTTGCAGTCCGAGCGAACGCCTCTTTTGTCGTACAGACCCTTCCGTCCGGCCAAGCGCTGCGGCAATAGCCGCTGCCGGCTGTGAGCGACTATGCTCGCGGAGATATTGAAGTTGATCGTCCGTCCATTTTCCCATGTGTCAGGCGATTCCTCCTTTCTGTCAGAATAGTGTGAGCTGCCCGGTTTTCGTTTCCTGCAAGGGCAAGGGCGGCAGCGCGGCAGACGATTTTAACTTGCCGGTAACTTGCTCGGCGGGTTTTTCGTCTGTCTGAAGCAGTAAATCCATCTGCGCCCAAATGCGGCGGTAGTGCCAGATGTCGCGGAAATAAAACGGGGTGTACCATATGTTCTGGTCTGGCCGGGGGATAAGCCCCCGGCGGTCAAGTGCTGTTGAGGGATGAAGAAGCGTGTCGCCAATCACAACGTACCCGGCGCAGCCCATGAGCGATAGCTGCAGGTAGCACATCAGGCCAACGATGTAGTCAATGTCCTGCGCCGTAAAAAGCACGGAAGTCTGATAGTTGATTTTCTGCCGCGTACAGGCATTTGCAAACGCCACCAGCAACGCTCCTGCACCGCAGGCACAATCGTTGACGGAGATCCAGCCGTCCCGCTCTATACGCGCTTGGAGGTCTGTGCCGGTGATCTCAGCCATCATGCGGCAGACATCATAGGGCGTGAAAAACTGCCCAGCGTGGTCATTGCCCAAATCCAGTGCCATGTAAAGCTCGCCGAGAAAGTCCTGATCTGGATTGAAATCCATACCGATCACGACCTCTTGGAGCATCTGCGAGAATTTGAGCATTTCTTCGGGCTTGTACTTTCCGGCAATCGTCATATACGTCTTTTCACGCTCGGCAGCGTGGCTCCGGTCAACGGTATTTGAGATCGCGATTGCGGCGAGTGTTATGAAATCTTGCCAGATTTCCCAGCGTCCATATCGGCCGCAGAGGGAGTTGAAGATCTTCACAAATTCCGTCTGGTGGGTACTTTTCAGATTGTGCGGCACACTTCTTCCCATGACTTATTCCTCCGTCTGCACCGGTTCGGGCGGTACGATGGAACGCTTGGTGACTTTGCCCTTGGTGGACTCGACGCCAGCATCGAAGCCGCGCCGGTAGACACGATAGAGGTACTTCGTCATGTCCTCACGGTTCATGTGTTTGATAGCCTTGTAGTCCTCGCGCTTGAGCATCGGCGGCTTCAACTCATTCATCAGCCGCATCCTCCATATCGTCCGGTTCATCAGCCGGGAGCACTTCGCGCGGATTTGAGCCAGCATACGGGCCAACGATGCCGTTTTCCTCCAGCAGCTCCATGATGCGGGCTGCGCGGGCATAGCCGACATTCAGGCGGCGCTGCAGGAGAGAAACTGTCGCCTTGTTCTCCATGCGCACGATGCTGACAGCCTGATCGTAGAGATCATCGTCCGTGGCATCGGAGCTGTCGGCAGTGTCGCCGAGATCATCGTCCGCGTCATCCTCTGCGTCATCGCCGTCGAGCATTTCAGGGGCCTCGGCGTCATCAGGATCTTCCGGATCTTCCTCGTAGGCATCATCATCTTCGACTTCGTCCTCGTTGATGACAGGCATCATGCCGTCTTTGAGGCTGCGCTTTTCCATGACGTCGCGGAAGAAATACTGCATCCAGTACGTCAGCATCTTCATCAGGACGGATTCGATCTTTGTCCGCAGCGTCTTCGTAATTGTAAAGGTGCCGCCGGTGACCTTGGTTTCCAGCGAACCGTCCTTGAAGATCCACGTCATTTTGGCTTCGGGGCTGATATACCCGGCTTCCTCGACGTTCTCCAGCATGGAGAGCTGGGCGTCCATGCCCTGAATCGGGGAGATCGTGAACGTGGGCGGATAGGTGTCCTTCTGGAAGCGATACGTCAGGTCGTGTTCTTCGCACAAGCCTTCCATCTTCTTTTTCTGCGCTTCATACATCGAAATTTCACTCATGGTAGTGACTCCTTTCAGTCATCAGTCGAGCAAAAACAGCGTTCCATTCCAAGCTGTCTTCACTCTGTAATTTTGTAGATCGGTTTCTTTTACGTACTTTCGGCCGAACAGCTCTTTCATGCGCCGCCAGTCATCCCAAGGGATTTTGTAGACTTCGTCGGTCGAAAAGCCGGCAACGACGAAGCAGCGGGCGCCGAGCCGCTGGTGTCTGTCCATGTAGGAAGCCTGCTTGTCGATAACGCGATCCTGCGTCAGCCGGTCTGTGGCTGTGAACTTGGCTTCAAACAGGACCGTCCTGCCGCCCTTGATTGTGCCTTTGTAGTCGACCTGCGCCTTTTTGGTGTAGCAGGCAAGGAATCGACCGTTGCCCTCCGGTTTGATAACCTTCATCGGCTCAGGCGTCTTTTCAATCTCTGCATAGCCGCGCTCGCGGTAGTAATCGAAGGTGCTGTCAAGCCGCTGCTCGAAATACTGGCCCTTCTGGCGGGCGATTTTGCCGAGAAGCTGTCTTTTCGGGTCTTTTGCCATGGCTGCCTCCTAACCCACGCCGAAGTAAATGCCGTCGCAGTAGATCACTTCGGAACCCTGCTTGTACTCGGAGCACCAAATATAATTGCCATCGAGGTCGCTGTGATGCCCTTCGAGAACGTCGGCCGCAATGTCCCACGCTCGCTGCACGGCGGCGGCTTCGCCCGGCTCGCTTGCCTTATCAGGCCAGACGATTCCGGTCACGGAGAGCAGCCCCCATTGCAGACCGTATTTGTTGTCCATCAGAACGCCCTCGATGGTATCGGGGTAGCGAGGATCGGCCACGCGGTTCAGAACAACGTCGGCCACACGGTAGCGGCACATATCGCACACATCGTCGCCGCCGGCTTCCTGATAGATCACAATGGCAAGGCGCTCCCAGTCCTCTTTGTCCTGGCACTCGAAGCCGCCTCTCCCGCAAGGCTCGCTGTTTGCCTCTTGTGGAGGCTCTGGCAGATCGTATGTACTGGGAATATCGGCGGTTTCGTGTTCAACTTCCGCGAAGGCTTCGGCCTCCAAGCGGCTCTGGTAGGCCGCTTCGTCAAACGTCGGCGAAATTGTCACGGCAGCAACGGGTGTATTTTCGGTTTCACGCGGCATTGCAACCGCAAGCACCAGCGCGGCGAGCAGAATCAGCGCCGCCAGAAGAACAACCGTAGGCAGGTTGCGCCTTGCCCATCTTTTCATATCCTCATCCTCCATTCTCATTTCCGTCGCCGAGCGCAAATTGCTGCGCGACGCTGGAAATCATCTGTTTTATGTCTGACGGGAGCGCCATATACTCCCGATCGCTCTTGATGCGCACCGTGTAGGAGCGCTGAAAGTTGGAAGCGACCACGCTTTGCACTGTTTCGGCGTTCATCATGCCCCATTCCCGGAGCTGCTGCGGCGAACCGACAAGCCGCTGAATTGTTGGCGGCAGACGGTCGTATTCCTCTTTTGCGTTGTAGCCGCTGTTTGCAATCGCCCGGTAGACCAGCGTCCACGCCTCGGCGGCGGTCATTTCCTTCGGCATACGCATCTTCGTGATCTGCTCTTTAACTTCGCCGATATTCGGGGGAAACGTGTTTGTCCGCGAGGCGATCATGGCTTTTACTGCAACGGCAACGACCATGACGGGCTCATCCTTGAACATTTCAGCCCATAGATCGACGATCTTGTTTGCCTCCTTGGGGCTGAGCCCGTTATAGAATTGCGGGTAGGCTGCTTTCAGAACCGCCAGAATATCAGCCGTTTCAAGCCTGTCCATTTCTCATGCCCTCCGCGATGTCGGTAAAGACGTTGCCGCTGGAGCCGCTGCCTTGATAGCGATACTGGCCACCTTTGTCCTGCTCCTTGGAGAGCCAAGCGTTGATAAACCGGCGGATTCCGGATCTTGTCTTGCGCCTTTTGGGATTATCGGTGCTCCAGCTCGACATTTTCCGAAGCTCCTGCATGACATTGACGGCTGGGTACAACTCGCACCAGCGGTTGTAATCCTCCGGAGACACATCAAAGAGCGACTTGTCATTCAGAATGATGCTGATGATCGGCGGCGCGGAGACGGTTTCCGGCTCTGCGCAAGCATCCTCCGTATTCTCTATATCTGTGTCTGTATCTAAACTCTTATCTCTAATCTCTTTATCTCTATCTCTATTCTCTATCTCTGGTGTAACAATGTTCGCGGTCTGTTCGCCTTGCGTTACACCTTCGGGGAGAACGTCAGCCTTGCGAGAACGGACATTTCTCATGCGAGAAGCTGCATCGGTTTCGCTTCCAACGAGATTGCTGTGGTCTGCAAGAACCAGAACGCCGTCAACGTCTTCGTAGACAAGGCCAAAGGATTTGTAGAGATTGAGCGCCACGCGGATTGTGTCCGCAGAGAACCATTTGAGATCACGCTGGATTTTCGGAATGTCGTATTTGATAACGACCTCACCGATCTGTCGAGATAAGCGGCCGTCGGTGTTGATGGTCTTGAGGCAGAGCATCTGGTAGAGGACAACGTAGTTTGCGCCATCCGGCTGGGACATGAAATAGTCGATGGTGTCGGAGGTCATAAAGCTCTCCTTGAGCTTCATCCAGTAGAATCTTTTGCCTGTTGCCATGAGAGACCTCCTTAGAACGGCAATTCGCTGTCATCGTCCGCGAGCTGCGAGAAGCCGCCGGTCGGGTCGTAGGTCGGCTCGGCCTTGGGTTTGCCGCCGTCACCGTCGCGCTTAGAATCGCCAAAGTAAACGCTGTCAGCAACGACCTCGGCGCTGCGGCGCTTATTGCCGTCCTTGTCTTCCCAGTTGCGGATCTGAAGCCGCCCGGCCACGACGATCATGCGGCCCTTGCTGAAATACTTATCCACAAACTCGGCTGTACCGCGCCATGCGACGATGTCGATGAAGTCTGTTTCCCGCTCCGCGCCCTGCGCCGCGTAATCGCGGTCGCAGGCAACGGAGAAGGAGACAACCGCCGTGCCGCTCTGCGTTCGGCGAAGCTCCGGATCGCGGGTCAGACGGCCCATGAGCACAATGCGGTTAAGCATGATCGGCCTCCTCCGGTGGAACGCGCGGATCGGGAATATCCTCACCGGCCGGGGAAGCGTTCGGTTCCGTGAGGACTGCTTCGATCGCGTCGAGCACATGCCATCTTTCAACGCTGGTGGAATTGAGGATCGCCTGGCAGACGCGCAGCCGTTCGGACTCGCGGATGAGCTGTTCCAGATCGACGTCCATGATGATACCGGCGCCGGGCGATTCGTCGAACGGATAAACATGAGCGTCTTTCTTATCAAAGTTGAGCATTTTTGAAATCTCCTTTTTCAATGATCTTGATGACTTCCTGACACTGAGGCACGTCAAACATACCGATGTGCGTCTTCTCGACCGGAAGTCCCATTTGTCCAGCGAGCCAGCCGTAGGCGGCTTTGCGCCGCCCACGGAACGGCCCGGTTTTCCAGAGAGGGTCGAACGAGGCGTGAGCTGCCATTTTCCATTTCCGGAGCGTGGCATCGGCCAGACGGCCGAGGGGCTTGTCTGTTCGGCCATGGCAGCCGACGTATGCACCGCAGTTTCTGCAGAGATACGCGGTGTGGCCGAAGCTGCGGCCATAGATCTCGGAATCATCGACCAGCGCGGCTTTGTGGCCGCAGTAATCGCAATAAACGGTCAAGGCTTCTTCGCCTCCTTGTACTGATCTGTTTTTTCGGGCGGGCCGGTCTGAATACCTTGTTCCTCACACTCGGCGATGATACCGTCGAGGAAAACAGCCATCTCCGCGCTGGTGTATTCGCTGGTGCCTTTGAGTGCGCGGTAGTGGATGAACTTCTTTCCCTCGATATAGCCAGTGCCAATCTCGGCATAATGCCGAGCCACGAGCCGGGGTGGTACGCCGTCGCGCAGGGAAAACAGCACCTTGCACTCGTTTCCGGCTTCGTCGATGTAGCTTTCACCAACGCCGTAGCGCCGAATCATTTCTTCGTAGACAGATTCCTTGTCGGTTTTCAGCCTGGCGGCGAGCTGCTCAATGAGCGCCCATGCGTAGCTGTTGGCGCGAAGCCCGCGAGGATCGGCTTTCTTCGCAATGGAGAACGTGATCGGCCGCTCGCCGAAGTTCTTCCAAATATCCTTGCAGCTTTCCCGCGTGTAGATCGACAGGATATATTCACCGCTCCGGGCATAGGTGATGTCTTTCAGAAAGCCGTTCATGCCTGTTCCTCCTCGACGTGACCGTGCAGGTAAACGTACTCGCCAGCAGGTCCGATGTTCTGGTAAATGAAATCGTCACACTTGGCTTTGGAAAGGTGTGTTCCGAGTACGCGCCGCTCATAGACGAATTCGCCGTTTGCCTTTTTCTCGCTGATTCTGGCTTGGATTTCTTCGTCCTCGTAATTCGCTTCCAGCAGGTAGAGGTCGAAGTTCGGCGCTGAGATCCCGTTCAGGTTGTTTGTGTCAGTGGCGTAGAGGACCTTTCCAGCCGGAAGCAGCAGCTTGTAGCCGCAGTTCGGAACGTCATGCACCAGTGGCACAGGCTCGACCGTAAAATCACCGTAGCTATATCGGTGGTCAAAATCGTACAGGTCGATGTTTGCGGGCTTGACGCCAGCTTCCACCAGAGGTCGCACCAGCCAGCGACAACAGCCGAAACGGAGCGCCGGACGGTCCGCAGCGAGGGCGTGGAGCGTGCTTTTTCGGAAGTGATCTCCGTGCCAATGTGTCAGCAGAACCAGCCTGAGAGCTTTTGCAACCGGCTTCACGAGCTTGTATGGCACACCGCAGTCCATCAGAATTTGCCCGTCGATCACGACTGCGTTGCCGGTAGAGCCGGTTGCGAGGACTTCAAACGGAACGCTCATTACAGCGAACTGAGGTCAATCTGCTCCGGCTCGCTGGCGTTCTCCTGAAGCTGCGCTGAAGCAGAAATCTGCGTGTCAGAACGCGGAGCTTCCATAAATTCCACCTCATCGGCGCTCTCATTTTTGTCCGCAACAATCTCGCCTGTTTTGGGATCAACGGTCGGAATATGGCTGTCATTGATAAACGCGCGTTCCATTTCTGTGGACATGATGCCCCATCTACTGATAAGCTGGCGAATTAATGTTTTCTGAGCCATTTCATCGAAATTCTTGTACCAGAACGAGGAATACTGCCACATGTCCTTGTCTGCAATTTGGCCGTTTCTGATTTTTTCAAAGGCTTCTTTGCTGAAGGCTTGCGAGTATGTATCTGCGTGTCGAAGCATTTTTTCCTTCGTCCAGTAGATACATTTCGTAAAACCTGACTTGGTTTCTAGGCGTGCCATATATCCAATGATCGGCTGCGCTTCACATTCGTCATCATCCTCGATAAACTTAAACTGCGGCTTTCCAGTAAACGGGTTTCTGCCCAAATACTCGCCGTTATGGATTGGAAGGCAATCAATATCGATATACTGCCCGCTCCGGAGCGCAAGCTGAATGTAGCCTTTGTACCCAAGAATAAATTGCGCCTTGACGCATTCTGGTGAGATCAACCGTCCTTCACGGTATTTTGCTTTCTGCTTGAATGGGACTATGTAGAAATACCCAAGCTGAGGCGACGGGGAGAGTTCCAGCCCCTCACCGAGAAGCCCACACGCAAGAACGGAACTGGGTTCACAAGTTTGGAGCGCTGGAGTAGCGGCAACAGCGGACGTGATCGATGCAATGAACCGATTTACACGTTTCGGATCTTTCAGCGTGTTTCTAATCATGTTCTGATAGTTTTCCGTTGTGATGGCAACAGAAAACGTCTGCTTCTTCGCAGGCGCAATATTAGAACTGCTCATAGTCATAACCTCCATTTACGAGAAATTCTTTGAGGGCTTTCAGCTTGCCGATACCGCCGCGAACACGGAACGAAACCTGATAGGTCTTTTCAGCGGGGGCCTCGGTGGGGATGGGCTGCTCGACGGGTGCAGAAACGGGGGCAGGCGGTTCTTCGTTCAGAACTTCTTCGATCTTCGCCTGCGCGGCATCCTGAACTTCTTGCGCAGATTTCATAGCTGCGCGGCGGCGAGCGGCTTCTTCCATCTCCTTGTGACGCCGGTCAACGATCAGGGCCGCTTCCGGTGCGGAAAGCGATTTGCGGTACTCGACCAAGACCTCATCCTTGTGCTCCAGCGTTTCAATCATCCGCAAATCGTTTGAAACGTTCTGCAAGAACAAGGAAGCCTGTCCTTGCAGTTTTCTAAGAGAATCGGACATCGTGATATTGATGCCGCAGCGCTCAAACGGCGCGATGTCTTCGGGGATATTCAAGCTCGCGCGGTATTCGTTGTAGAACGCGACAATTTCCTCGCGCTTGGCACCTTTGATGCCGTTCTCAACGGAAGCGATTTTGGCTTTCAGCTCAGCGTCTGCCTTGGTAAAAGCGTCGGCCGCACATTCCTTGTAGAGCTTTTCAAAAGCCTCATACGGAGCAAGGATGGCCTTTTTGACTTCACGGCGGCGGGCTTCCAAGTCCTGAAACTCCTTGTTCAACTCGGCACGGGCCTTCTTGACATCCTTGTAGGTAGCTTCGGTACAGGCCAGCGCCAGCACCTGCGCAACACGCTCGTCAACAGAAGTCTTGACCTGCCGAAGCTGATCTTCGATGATCGGGAGCTGCTTAACGACAATCAGGTTATTCTCCATCGGCGGGCGCCTCCTGCGTGATCTCTTTCAGAAGCGGCAAGATCCGCTTGTCGATGCGGCTTTCCGGGACGTCGATCTCGCAGATCACGGCGCGGGCCTCGCGCTTGGCCGTGGGGGCGATGACCTCCATTCCGACGGAGGCGTTCGGGATGCTGCAGCGGTAGCTGTAAGTGCCGCTGCTGCGGATGGTGCCGGTCTTTTCGTCGATGTAATGAACGTTTACGATCATGTGTTGTCTCCTTTCGGCTGCAAATTCATCATGCTCATCAGTGTGGAAATGGTGTATTTGACTCGCTCGACCTCCGAATCGTCGAGGCCGACAATGTCCGGTTCGCCGTTACGGTAGCCGTCTTTCATGACCACGATGTTGCCGACGATCGGCTCGCCGTGCTGGTCTGTGCCATAGAAGAAAGAGCCAATATGATTCAATGGAAGATCCAACAGCCGCCCTTCTTCGTTGACGATCATGCAAAGCGGCCGGGCAAGACGCATCGGGTGAACGTGCTCGATGTAGCCACCAACGGCAGAGCCAACGGTTTTGTAGAGGGGGTCGCTGAAATCCTCAACGCGAACCTCGTGATTCGTTGTCACGACAACGCCTTTCATTCGGATTCTCCTTTCTTGATGTAATCGCGTACAACATCTGTGAGCCAATCCTGCACGGTGTCGTAGCCGTCGGCTGCAAGGTGCGCTTTGAGCTGGGCAGCTTCGTCGGCGGTGATTCTGGCGTGCAGCTTGTCCTTGAGCCTGTGCTGGTCGGCGGTGCGGAAGTTCTTGCGAACGCTGCCGTCCGGGTCAAACTTGGCGTACAGGAGCTTCATAGCTTTCTGCGTCAGGCAAATCCCGTAGGCGTCGCTGTTCTCACACTTGCTCTGGCTCGTCATGTCGTACTTGGAGTAAATAGTCTGCACGACAGCGACCATTTCTTTTGCGGGAGTTTTTGTTTTTAGCCGAAGCTCTTTCAGATTGTTCGGCATCTGCATTCCTCCTTGACGATAAGATTTTTCACTGCTATGATCGAGGTAGGTCTTTGTGCCTGGGGTCGTTTCCGTGCCAGCGGAGCGACCCCCTTTGTTTTTTCGGTTTGGCAATCACAGGCTTCGCCCGGATCGTTGTTGCTACCGCATTCGGGGCAAGTCCAGTAATATGCCATTGCTTTCATCTCCTTTCTTCTATCGCGCGTTGCCGCTTCCGTTCCCGATAACCGATGAGCCATTGCTGGTAGCGTTCTTCTTCGCCCGGAACAGAAAACGCCTGCTCCATCAGGTCAAGAACACATCGCGCCAGCTCCTCCCGGCGAAAGGCAGGGATCTCTTCTGGGTTGATATGAATGGCATCGGCTGTTGACATCGACTGCGTCCCTCCTTTCTGTAATCGCATTTACGCGACTATGCGGCCAAAAAAATTTCGACTGCCTCGTTGGCGGTGAGCGAAAGTTCCTTACAAATCCCGTGAATATCTAATCCCGAGGATTGAGTTATCCCGAGATTGCCTTGCAGCGGTTCACAAATCTCTTGGTTTTTCACTGCTTTCTGTGTACTGTCCACAAATAACCTCCAGATAAGAAAAATTATAAAAACACCTCTATAATGTAGCTGGCGGCATAGGCCGACTAACTGCATTCAGAGGTGTTTTTATGTCTGAAATTGTATTTGAAGTTTTATGTGCAGAAGTGTTGGAGGCGTTGCGCGGGTTGGGGCTTGGCAAGTTCAGCATCCGAAACTATTACTACGAGGGGATGTGGCCAATTATAAAGGCATATCGCTCGGAGGGGCTGGTATTTTACAGTATTCCCTTTACGAGCGAAGTTGTAGATCGCTTTCGTGCAGAACACGAAAATGGTTTGGTCTCTGACCACGTTTGGATGAGCATCAGAAAAGTAAAAGCCCTCTTTGAGGAGTACATACAAACCGGAGAAATAATCTGGCAGCGCCTCAAACCCAAACCCAAAGTTTGTATATCGCCATATTATCAAGAAATCCTACTTGGTTTCCGAAAGCATGAAGCGAATACGAGATCCATTGGATACGGGAGCTTACGGGATGAGGAAAATATCTGCCGGAGATTCTTTGCATATCTTGATGCCAATGGCCGTCATAACTGCAAAGATATCGATTTGACAATAGTCAATGATTTTCTCATAGTCATTGCGCCTCAACGGAAGTCCAGCATAGATAGAGTGACTTCTACACTAAGGCACCTGTGCGAATACCTTCTTTCCAAAAAAATATGCAATGATTTTAGCACCGCGTTGACTGCTCGTCCTGCGCCTCGGAGAAAACTGCGGCCTGCTTTCTCGGCAAGAGAGGTGGGTATCGTCATGGAAGCAGCTGCAAAAAGTCCGGCCCTATCTCTCCGCGATACTGCGATGTTCTCCATTGCCGCCAGCTTGGGAATGAGAGCAGGCGACATCGTTCGTTTAACGCTGTCGGATATTGACTGGGTTCACCACGAAGTGCGCTTCGTACAGGGCAAGACTGGCGTTGAACTGTGTTTACCCCTCGAAGCGTCAGTGGGAAACGCCATTGCGAATTACATTCTGCACGAGCGCCCAAAAACAAAGTCTCAAGTTCTTTTTGTACGGTCCCGTATACCTTTTGATGCCATGACTTCAACAGCTGCGGGAGACCGCCTCAGAAAATACATGAAACTCACGGATATTGAGTACACTCCGGGAGACGGAAAGGGCTTCCATAGCTTTAGAAGATATGTCGCCAGTTCCATGATAAATTATGAGGTACCCGTCGATACCGTGAAAGAAATTCTGGGCCATACGCAGATGGACTCAATGAAGTCCTATATGCGTATCAGTCGTGAAAAGTTGGCAATGTGTTCGCTCAGCCTGAATGGCATCGAAGTACGCCAGGAGGATTTGCTGTGAAGTATGCATTTCATGGAGCATTTGCTCCCTACATTTATGGCCTGATAGAAAAGAAACGATCTCTCGGCTATGATTATTACGAAAGCGAGCGCATTCTCCGTACCTTCGATGAGTTCTGCCGAGAGCAGTTCCCGTGCGAAACCCACTTGACTGCGAAAATTGTCATGAGATGGGCCGAACAGACTGGAACCGAACAAAACCTGTTTCGGCTGAATAGGGTATCCGTGATCCGAGAACTTGCCAGGCACATGAACAGCGTAGGCTGTCAAGCCTATATCCTGCCGCTTGATTTCACAAAGAAAACCGGTCGCCATATCCCTTATATTTTCTCATACGAAGAATTAGCCAGATTGTTTCGAGAAATAGACTCCTGCGCTCCCAGTCTCAACGCACCAACGAGACATTTGGTCGTGTCCGTGATTTTTCGCATGATCTACTGCTGCGGTCTCAGACCGGTAGAAGCAAGACGCCTCCGCAGAGAAGATGTCAGTCTGCGCGACGGGGTTGTGAAAATTCTGGAATCCAAAGGACATAAAGACCGAATCGTTGTACTCTCTGAGAGTATGCTCGCCCTATGTGTGACTTATGACCAGCGTGCAGACACGATTTATCCTGACCGAAAATACTTCTTTCAGAGTCCAAGTGCCAGAGGAGATGGGATGTATTCTATGGAATGGATGATTCCCACGTTCCGCCGGTTTCTCCATTCCGCAGGTATATTCGGATACGCCGGGGTCACCCCGAGAACTTACGATTTGAGACACTCGTTTGCCACACACCGCTTGTACCAGTGGATAAAGGAAGGAAAGGACGTGAATGCCTGCCTTGCCTATTTGAGCGAGTACATGGGACACGCAAATCTCTCAGATACAGCGTATTATATACATTTACTTCCGACCCTCTATACTGATTTTCCAGAACTACATCTGGACACACTCCAAACGGAGGTGCGCTCATGAGATTGAAGGATGAAAAATTCTATAAAACGGTGCGGGATTTCCTTGATATCTATCTGATTCGGCACAAGGGATATAGCGCAAATACCCAAAAATCGTATCGGGAGGCGTTGAATCTTCTTCTCCTCTACTTCAAAACGGAACTTGGCCTTGAATACGTCAATATTGGATTTGAGGATATCACTTATTCCAATATAACTGGATTTCTTGAATGGCTCTCAAGTTCCAGAAACTGCTCACCTGCAACGATAAATCTGCGGTTGATGGCGATTCGTTCCTTTACAAAATACGCCGGAATACTAGACCCTGCAAAAATCCATACCCAAGTGGAAATCAGCAACATTTCCATTCGGAAAATGCCGGGTAAAGTAGTTGAGTTCCTTTCGATGCCAGCCTTGAATACCCTTATGGAGCAACCGAATCGATTGAAAGCAAATGGATATCGAGACTTTTGCTTTATGAAGCTGATGTACGACACTGCAGCCCGTTGCCGAGAATTGGTCAATGCAAAAATCGGTGACCTTGATCTTCGTAAATCGTATACTGCAATCTGCCTCACTGGAAAAGGAAACAAAATGCGTGTGGTACCGATTTCCCCGATTATGAGTACCCTTCTCAAAGAGTATATGGATACCGTTCATCCCATTGAACAAAGACAGAATAGTGATTACTTGTTCTTTACAACACTCCATGGCCGCAGGACTAGGATGTCAACTGATGCTGTGTCCCTCTTTATGAAAAAGTATGGCGAACTTGCAAACCATATTTGTTCTGAAGTTCCCAAGCGGGTACATCCCCACCAACTCCGACACTCCAGAGCCATGCACTTGTATCGTGCCGGTATGCCGCTCGTTCTTCTCTCGGAGTTTCTTGGACACGCCGATGTCAACACAACTCGTGTCTATGCATGGGCAGATACGGAGACAAAGCGTCAGGCAATCCAAAAAATCTCTGGAAATTTGAATGAAAGTTCCGTTGCGCCTATTTGGGAAAACGATGAGGAGATGATAAAGCGCCTGTATGGATTAGCGTGATTTTACCACAATTCAACAATAACCGCAAGGCGGTGACCGGTTGGTTTCCTCCGGCTGCCGCAAATTTATTATTCGGAGGTTTGATAGTGAAATGCCCAGAAAAAACGCCTTATCTCGGGCAAAAAGCAGTATAGTGACCGACTCCCTCAGGATAACTCAATCCTCGGGATTAGATCGCCACGCGGTCTACGCACGGCAGCGCGTGGACGAGTTCAAAAATGACAATATTGCCAGTATGCAGAGTGCCAGACAAGCGAAAGATGCGACTGATCTGGTCGTAGAATCGGATCGGCAGTATGCGCAGCTCATTCGCAGACTTACGCCTTTGGAGTGCGAGAGATTGCAGGGCTTTCCAGACGATTGGACGAATATCCCCGGTGCGTCAGACTCGGCAAGATATCGCGCGCTGGGCAATTCCGTCGCTATTCCGTGCGTAGAATTTATCATGCGAAGTCTCAAGGAGGTCGCTTCACTTGGTATGTAATGTGCTTCGTTTTTGGAATCTTCTTTGTTGTTTCTGATGAATAGCTTTGTTCCGGCGCTTACAGTATGCTTGCTTTGCAAATCAAAAAGGAAAGGACGAAGCCCAATGGCAGACAAGAAAAACCTCTGCGCGCAAATCGACACAGCGCTCCATATGCGTGTGCGGCAGGAGCAGGAACGATCCGGCAAGACACTTAGCGAATTCGTAGAACAACTTATCACAGATTATTACAAAATGAAAGAAGGAACAA